TTAGCCTTCTTAGTTTCAATCACACCTTTAACCATATCACCGGCTACACCGAGTAATGGTTTTAATAATAGTTGGAACATATTATAAGATGATGATTAAAGCGATTACGATAACGATAGCCGCGCCAATCAGTTTTGATTTGACAGACATATCATTCCATTTGTCTACGATTGTGTCTCTTAAGTCTTGAATCATGTGATCCTCCTCTTTTTATTTTTACCAGCTTCACTTAGAGCGATAGCGATAGCTTGGCGCTTATTTTTAACCTTTTTTTTAGATTTGCCAATGTTTAATTTTTTATTTTTAAACTCACGCATTACTTTTTTAATTTTTTCAGACATTTAAGTATATACAGGGGCTTCCGCGTTATTGTAATAATGCATTGCATATTGAATAGCAGTATGCGGAGCATAGCCTATTGCTTCTAAGCCATCCGCCATAGATTTTTCATCGTGAGATAAAACATAATGTGAATAGTCTGGTGGAGGATCCATCGTACTTCCTTGATAACCCGAATAAGGAACCCCTTGATAAGGGTTAGAAGCTAAATAGACGGGTCTCTCATTACCCCCATGTTCGTTTTCGTTAGCTTCTGCTGCCGCTGCAGCTGCTGCTGCCTCTGCCGCTTGTGCCGAAGATAAAGCGGCTTGTGCATTCTGCATAGCTTGTTCGGTGCCGGCGTCGTGTGCTACATCCATGTTAGCTTGAGCCACATCCACTTGACCTTGTGCAAGCTCTGATTCACTAGGAGACGTCGCTGCAGCCAACATACCTGTATTAGCCACCATACCCAACAGACCATTAAGACCAAGCATACCTGCTGGATTAACCATACTTAGTGCAAGGCCCATAATGCCTTTTTGTATGTTTTCAGGGCTAAAAAAGTCTGTTACATCTTCTCTTAGATTTTTTGTAAATTTACTCCACCACTGATTTTTTTCAGGAGCTTCATCCGTATCATCTGGACTCTGCCCCGGAGTATGTTCGGTAGTAGTTTGGTTAAAGTTCTGATGTGGGTTTTGTTCTGGAGCGTGAGATACAGTTAATCCACCAGGTCTTCCTAGAGAGTCTGGAGCACTAGTACCCTGCTGTCCAAAATTACCAAAACCAAACCCATCTCTATCACTTGGTCCGCCTTCATAAAAACCTTTTCTTCCAGACAAGGCTCTTTGTTGCCTAAGAATGTCCATTAACGGATTCATGACTTTTTCTGCTTAACCCTAGCGTCCATACTCTTAATTCCATCTTTTGCGAGTGAAATAGCCGCTCTAAGTTTCTGATGTTCGTCTTCTTGTTCTAATTTGTCTTCAAATTGATTTTGACCTTGAACCATCTTCAATTTATCCAATTCTAGCTTTTCTTCGCCTTCTTCTTGCTCTCTTTGCTCTTTTTTAGCTTTTAATTGGACTTCATCGGCTTTTAGTTTCAATAATGGGTCATTACTCATCTGATCAAGCACTTTTTTCTCTTCTTCAAGATAATCAGCCATAATTTCAGCTGTTAATTGCGCTTTTCGGGACTCAATAGCCTCTGTTATGCTCTTTAGCTTCTTTTGAGTCTCTATAAACTGTGGATTTTGCTGCATTTGCTGCGCCATTTGTGGATTTTGCTGCATTTGCTGCATAATAGGTGCCATTTGTTGCTGTAATTGCTGCATTTCCTTAAATTCATCCTTAAATTCTATCTCAACCTGCTCTTTTGCCATCAATGCAATGTGTTCTAAGCAGTTTTTTTGTAAAGAAGCTATCACAGGAGGGTTTGTTCTTACAGAAACAGTCCCCATGAAACTTAAATGTGTGTCCATATGTGCTTTATGATCTTGTCCAGGGAAAGCTTGAATCTTTCTACCAGATAAAGCCATCAGATTCTCTGTAGCTGGATCCATTGGTTGTGTTTTTTCTTCTGGTTTTAAAATTAAATCAACATCTTTAACACCTAACGCTTCATACATATCTCTATACGCTTGATAAAGATTATGCATTTGTGGATTTGACATAGCTAATTGTAATTGAGTCTGTGCCATTGTAATTCTTTGTGTTTGTGAAAAGATGTTTGGATCAGCAACTGGAACAATATCTATCTTATCATCAAAGTCAGTTTTAAATATTTGTCTTTGTCCACCAACTACATCGTACGGATATTGTGGTGGTAAATAAGTTACAAAGCATGTTGATAATAACATGAACTCACATTTCATCGCTGCATATAATCTTTTATGAATCGCACTCATAACCCGCGATCCGCGCTCCAAGAGCGCTACTGTCGTGCCTACTGCTGCAGATTGATTCCCGTCACCAACTTGCATATCAGCAATGCTCGCGAATCGTTGACCGGCTTGAACAACTGTTCCCATTAATGCAAGTAATGTTTGCGAAGGTTCTTTAAACGGCAACGGCATAAACGCGTCACGTAGGTTTCCACCAGGTGCATCAACGTCACGGAACTCGCCCGGCTGCAACGGTTGAGCTTCGTCTCTGACGCGGATGCCTCGCATTTTGAATCCGGCTGGTAAGTTTGACAAGGTGCCGGCGTCTAAAAGTTGTCTTAATGCTGCTGTTGCAGTTCGCGACAATCCGCCGATCATGTGGATTAAGCCGAACCCGTAAAATCCGAGTCCTGGTAGGAATTTGAAATGTACAAAGTAATCTTTTTTCTTACGCATAGAATCTTGAGCTTTAAAGTTTCTTCTAATGGATAAAACTTTTGAAGAGCTCTCATCTATGGTTACTATGTACGGAACTTTTAAACCTGTTGGTTCTCCTGTTTGTGGATTCATGTCTTCAAATCCATCTAGGTCCATTTCACAATGACTTTCAAGAAGAGTATATACATCATCAGTGTTTTCAGTTGCACCAACCCCTGTAATATCATCTTTCTTTTCTTTTATATCATCTGGGTTTCCAACAGGGTCCTGTAAATCTATATCTAAATAAAAACCGCTTATTTGGTATTTACGTAAATCATTTGATGTCATTTTAATTGAATGAATAACTGACTCTGCTTCGTCAAGTGATGTTGCAGTGTATGGAACATACAAGTCTTCAGCAGGTACAAATTTTGAAACACATCTTCCAAGAAGAGCATCATAATAAACTTTTTTAAATGTAGAACCAGATAGTGGTAAATTAAATAACATTTGATCAAACTCAGGCTCATATTCTTTCATGTTAACCATAAGTTGATAATTCATAAATTCTTTTACACGATTAGATTGTTGTTCCTTTTGTGGTGTTCTCTTACCTATAATCTGTGTACGTACAGGTCCAGAAGCTGGAAGCAGCTCTTTATAAGCTAAAGCCTGAAACTGAGTTACTGCCTCTGCAAGAACTGGATGGGTGGCACCACTAGCACCTTGGAAGGGTTCTGCTCTATTCTCATATTTAAAACCAAGTAGGTCTAAACCTTTTGTGTATGTGTCTTCCCAATCTTTTCTTGAAGACTTAAAGTCTTCGTAGCTTTTATGTATTTCATTACCAATCTTTAAAAGAGTATTGTCGTCCAAATATTCAGCTAAATTTTCATCATGGTGTTCACCTCCTAAAGGTGCCACGGCGCCTGGATCAAAATTTATTTCTGCACCACCATCCTCTGTTGGTGTTACCTCAATCGGCTGTTGTGCTTCTTGTTGAAACATGTCCGTCTGTTGTGCTTCTTGTTCACCGGGAATTGTTTCAGTGGTTCTAACACCTGCGCGTTCATAAATTGGTTTGTCTATTGTAGCCATGTTTGTCTTTCCTTAAATAATGTTCCCACACCATTATGCATAGGTCCTCGTTGTGGTGGAACTAAACCACCGGTTGCAAAGTCGTCGATTGTATTAGGGTTAGTTTGCTTCGCCTTAAACTCATCTACAATTCTTTTTAATTTTTCTTTTGGCTCTTCAATTAATTTAGACCAAGAGTTTAAGCCTCCTTTTAGATCCTCTACTCCACCAAAGTTTTCAATATCGCCCCATCCCTCGTGACCTTTTATATATTCATCTGCTTCAAAATGAGGTTTTTCTGTCACTACTCCTCGTTGCCCTAGTTGATCGGTCTTAACTACGTTTTCTCCTGGAGTGTATGATAAGGATACTTCTTGAAGGTCATCACCACGACCATTAATGCTAACAACACCTGTTGCTTCATCTTCATACAACCTAATTTCTCCATTAGGCAAACTTTTATCTTTTAAAACGTAAACAGCTTCTGTATCACCGCCGCTTGTAAAATCTCCATAGTCAGGTTTTCTAACTACTTTACCTTCTGTTCTAATTTTATTTACAAGAGCAGGAAACCAATTAGGCATACCTGATACCTGCGGTATTTCTTTTACTATTTTAACAGCGTCATCCGCACCTCTAAGATTCTTTAAGTATCTACCACCAAATGCAGTAGTAATTCCTGCACCCAGTAATTTTAGAAAATCTCTACGGTTTGTTGGAAATTTTTTATCACTCATATTAGAGTCCTAATAAGGCATCAAACAAAGTATTACTACCATGCCCGTTTATAATATATGCTTCTATGTCAGGTGCATATCTTTCGTAAAGATTTTTGTCCTTTAGTTCTGAAACTAACTCGGATGTGTCTCGGCTTGATACGTATCTATCATGACCTAGTCTGCTATATCTTTCTTCTTCGCTTTCAGTTTCTAAAAGACTTTTTTGTTCAGATCTTGGTCTTGGTACTGGAACCATTTCTGTTCCTTGCTGGTTAGCTTCGTTTAATGTTTGGTTTATCATATCAACAAAACTCATGTCTGCTTGAGCAACCTGTGCACCATATAAACCTTCGCTCTTACTTTTAGCCTCTTCTAATAGTCTTTGGGACTCCTTTTGAGTGTTCATAAATACTTTATCTTTTTGCATTTCAGCTTTTTTTGCTGCCATATCATCCCAGTATCTCGTATTATTATAAGTTGACATAGGAACTACGTTATTAGCAAGTCTTGCCGCTGCCAACGCATCCATGTTAGTACCATACAAATCACCAATAGAACCTCTTGAAACCTTATCTCCCGGCATCAATAACTTGTTGTTGGTACGGTCTGTTAATCCAAGCCTTGCATAGTAGTCCTGTTTCAAAGCATCTTTATCCATTAAAATATCAGACTTAGATGTTCCAGGATGTCTGTCTACAATGTTCCCAGAATTAAATCCTACACGACCACCTGTTGCCAGCTCGTCTTTATTTTTCTTAGCTACAAATTCTTCAAACGACATTGTGTCTGCTGCACCACTATCAATATACTCAGCTTTTAATGGATCTCCAATTGGTTGTGCAGACTTTTCTGATATTTCGTCCATGCCTTTAAAAAAGTCAATGTCAGCTTGTAGTGCTTCATCACTTGGTTTACCAAATATGTATGCAGGTGTAACAGTTTCTTTTGCGTCAGGTGCATGAGGACCTAATCCTTTTCTCTTTTGCATTTCTGAAAAAGATTCTAATGGATTAATACCTGCTGTTTTGTCGGGTAAGTTTTCTCCTGTTTTAATACTAACCACATTACTTTTAATATCTGCAGGGTCAACAGGATATCCGTCTTCGTCAAGAACTGTGTTTTTAATATCTTCATAAGTTTTGTTTCCGCCTTTTTGTAAATAATCATCTTCTACAAATTTTAATGCTACATCTTCTTTCCATTGATTATATTCTGATGCAGGGCCAGCTCTCTTCACAGCTATATGAGCAGCTAATCTACTATCATCATAAAAGTCCATAAACTTTGGATCGTTCGGAGCGTATCCCTCGTTTGCCATATCTACTACAACCTGTCTTAAATCATCGTCGTTTGCAGGATAAAGATCAAAGCCTTCAAAAAGTTCATCATTGAGCTTGCTCAAATCATCTCTCAAATGTAATGACTCAACATGCTCCAAAGCGTTTTTTAAATCACCTAATTGAACCTCAGACCCTTCCTTTTTTTTCTTAAGCATATCAACTATGTTTTGAAGAGAATTTTCAATTTCTTTTATCTCTGCTGCTCGAGCAGCTTTTTGAGCATCACTTCCAAGACCTAACATAGACTTAGCGTCCATTAGTTTTTCTTTTAATGTAGTTAATAGATTTTCTAAAACTTTTTGCATTAGTAGTACGTCCTGTGTTCTTGTGGTAAAGGCTCATCCTCGTAGTCTTCGGGATGGTCTACAAAACCACCTTGTCTAAATCTCATTAATGCTTGAGTCATACTGTCCACTTGGTCATCGTGTTCTCCAAATGGGAATGCAGCGCATTCCTCAATCATCTCGTCAGCGAATTTCCGATCAGGATAGTAAACCATCCCAGACTCAAATAGTGGAGCTACGGCATTCACTCTAGTATGTTTATCATTTCCTTTACTCGGTGTAAAGTTAATAACTGGTATTCCTAGTTTACGCATTTCATACGTTAATGGCAAGCCCGAAGCTTTAGCTTCTATAATAACTGACTCCGGTTTCCAGTAGTCATATTGCTCTTTTGCCTTCTTTCTGAGCTCTGGAAACTCAAACCTATCCTTTAATACGTCCATAAGTATAATCCGCGGTCCGTCGCCCTCGTTCAATTGGAACACTCCCCACGTACTAATAACACTATAATCCGCTGTTTCCTTCTTCATAAAAGCCGTATCATATGATTGAATCACATGCATTAAAGGGGGCAGTTTATCTTTGTCCCATTTTTTCCACCAATGACGTTTAATAATAGAACCTTCTTCACTAGTCGGGTTTTGTTGATACTGTGCATTCCATTTATGAATAGAAACAGATGCCTTCACGGCTTCTAACTCTTCAATTTTCCAATAACCTGGCCAAACAGGTTTTCCTGATGGCATGATTGCAGGGAATTCGATTACTTCCCACTGATCTGCTTTAGGTTCTTTTTGCGAGTTCATTAATTTTCCTGTTAAGTCAATTGTGCTCCAACGCGTCATAACAACAATAATTCTTCCTCCAGGTTGAAGTCTTTGCCGTGGTCCTGATGTATACCATTCATAAACCCTGTCGTACGAAGCGGGGTTCATTGCGTCTTGCTCCGAGTGTGGATCATCAATGATTAATAAATCCGCTCCACGGCCCGTGATACTTCCTCCAACACCCGCGGCATAATATTCACCACCTTGATCCGTTTCCCACTTACCTGCGGCTTGTGAGTCTTGTCTTAATCTTGTATTAAAAACTTTTTTATATTCTTCCTGATCCATTAATGTTTTTGCTTTTCTACCGAACCTAACAGCAAGTTCTGCATTATTTGTTGCTTGGATAATTTTAAGTGCAGGATTATTCCCGATCATCCATGCAGGAAGATAGTTAGATGCAAACTCAGACTTTGTATGTCTTGGTGCCATATTAATAATTAATCGTTTGAGCTCGCCTCGCGCAACGCGATTAAATTTCTCAGCCATTATTCTATGGTGTTCGCCTTCAATGAATTCCGGCCACATGTGTTTTACGAAAGATAAAAAATCTTTTCGTACACTTTGATCTGCCTTCTTTTGCTCCAGCAATAGTGCGGTTTGCAAATATTCTTTCTTGGTATCTTCT